GTAATACCCAACCCCCTACTAGAAAGAATACACCTGCACCAACTTCTTCGTCTGAGATGCTTACAAAAGCTTTAGTTGAATACTCTAATATATGTGAGAAGCTTAATGTAATGATCCCAGACATAAAATCAGGAAAAGAAAATGAAGCAGCTATTCTTGCCGTACTTCCTGATTATCTACCAGAATATGCTAAAGGTGCTTTAGCTAAGGCACTTTATGCAGATATCGTTGAGAACGACGAGATAACGGCAGGTTTACGGATAAATGCACGCCTATCAAACGAACGTGCATTAATTCTCGCCTATCGCGAGGCCGCTACTGCTCGAATGGAGGGTAATGATGGTTAGTGTGCTTATTGACATAGCGGCTGCAATGTCTGTAATATCCACGGCCATAGCGACGTGGTTGACGATAAGGTATAAGCAAGAAATGGCAAGCAAGAGAGAACTAGTTCAACTTCGTAATAAAGAAGTTGATGATAGACAAAAATTGACAGAGCAGATACTACTTGAGTTGCGCCAAACAAAAGAGGATCTTGATAAGGCACATACCGAGATCACTCTTCTTAACCAAAAGCTCATAGAGGCTGAGCACGAAAACATGCGTCTTTCTGTTCAGCTTGAGGCTTTGCAGCAGGAGCTTGAGCAGCTAAAGAATATAATTCGTGTATTAGATCCTGTTTCTGTTGAGGGTTGCGCTCTTTTTGGAACCCCCGGGTGCCCCTTCACCCGGCTCAAACAGCAAGTAGATAAGATCTCCACGAATTCATAAGAGGTGATATTATGGCCAAGACGATTAAACTAATAGAAGAGGCAGTTATTCAAGGGGTAGCCTCTGCGGACAAGAAGTTAAAAGAAGCGTTTGGTTCTGAGGCACCCGATGTAATTTACCCAGAAATCCGCGCAATAACCGCTGATAAGGTTACAAGAAACAAAACTTACTATCCATTATCTGCAATCTATGGTGATAGTAAGAATCACACTGGTCTTGTTTCGTGGTTATATCCATACCCCAAACCTGTAATAGAGGGCCATCAAACAGGCAACATCTTTTCGGCCCCAAGTAAAGTATTTGGAAGAGTTAAGTATGCAACACTTGCTTCAGACGGTACATCACAATATGTCTCTATTATTCCAGCAATTACAGACAAAGAAGCAATACAGAAAATACTAAATGGTGAATTTCTTACTGTTAGTATTGGTGTTGATTGTACCAGTGTTAAGTGCTCAATTTGTGGCAGTGATTGTGTAAGAGAGGATGAGGGTATTTGTGACCATCAGCGTGGACAAATGTACGATGTTGATGGTGCGCAAAAAGAATGCTATTGGATCATTGAAGGCTTGACCTTTGATGAGCTTTCATTCGTCATCGTCCCAAGTGATAATGAAGCAATGGTTCTAAAGAAGAATGTCGAACGTCTTCCCATTATTGGAGTGGAGAGTAAGACATTTGGTGAGTTTCTAGTCGACTCGTGGAAGGGGAAATGCAAAAAAATGAAAGAAGAGACAGATAAGATGGTACAGGACGCCGAAGAGGAAGATCCTATATGCACTCTTGGCGATCTGTATGGTCTGGATAAGGATGATCCAGACTATGGTACTCCCGACGAGGGAGCTGCTACAGAAGCTCCGCTTACTACTAAACAACGAAAAGCATTACCAGATAGCGCTTTCTGCGGACCTAACCGCTCTTTTCCCGCGCACGACCGCGCACATTGTATAGCTGGTCTGCGTTTGCTTGGACGATATAAAGGCCCTGGAAGCAAGGCAAAGATTAGAGCCTGTTTGCTTCGCAGGTTAGCTAAGTATAAAAAGGATGATGGCGAGATGGCCCCTCTTGGGTATCTATACGATGAGAAGTATCAGGTAGAGTATCCGCTATTTCCTACCGACAACGCCGATTTTACAGCAGTTTACAGCTCAGTAAAAGCAAGTAACTTTACTGATGAACAGAAAAATCAGATGCTTTCAGCGCTAGTCGGTTACTATGAAAAAGCAGGAAAGCCTATTCCAGAAGAGCTAAGTGGCATAACTGCTAGTGAAGCAGTTCGTATTGAGCTGAATCAGGATACCTATCCGCTGCTTTATTCGGTAATAGATGCCCTGGAGGATTACATGCTTGAAACAAGTATAACAGAACAAGAGAACGCTACTGAGGAATCAGTGGTGACAGAGTCTACTACAGACGCGGTTGAGGTAGAAGAGGCCAAGGCAGTACCAGCACAACCTGCACAGCCTGCACCACAGNNCAGCCTGCTCCTACTAAGCCTGCTCCTGCACAAAAGCCTGTATCCGAACCAGCAGTCGCCGATGCACAGGAGCCTCAGGAGACGGCGAATAATGATCTTATCAAGGAAAATAATGAGCTAAAAGAAAAGTTGGCTTCAGCTGAAGAAGCGCTTCATGATCAGGTTATTGCAACTATTGCCATTCTACAAAAGTCGCTTGGGATGAGTGCCTCAGAACAGCGAACGATTGCTGAGTTGCAAGAAGAGTTGAAAGAGACTACAGTTGCTGAAGGACTTACTATTTACAAGTTTCTTGCTGCAGAGCTCGATAAGCGCACAAATAAGATTGAGGTTACTACTGTTACTGTAACAAAAGAACAGCCACAGCAGGCACCTCCAATTGATGTTTCTCTAGCAACACTTGAGAAACTGACTGATCCTGTTATCAGGACAGACCAAGATGCCACCAAGGCACCTGGCTATGTATCTCCAATTACAGAGGAGGACGCTGGGGACCGCATTCTTCTATACACAGGTGGCAATAATAGCATTCAGGGCTTTAAAGAGTCCGTAGAAAAATCACTTGCAATCTACGGCATTATGCCACGAAAGGACGCCACTACTAATAAGGAGACACAATAATGGCAACACTATTCGGTTCACAACCTTCCTCAGAAGGACCCTGGGCACCAGGAGTTCGTCTTAGTTCTGCTTTCTCTGTTCCTGCAGAGGAGTGGGAAGTAGATCCTTCTCTGCCACCGCTAGGACAGGATCCAAGATTCCCGTCAGACCAGATTGTTATACCAGCTGGTCGTCTTATCGGTATTGTTGCAGATACCATCTCCAGCGTTGAGCGAGCTAGACTGACTCTTGCAGATGGTAGCACTGTTCGACCAATCGGCTATGCGGAGTCTAACTTCTTCCGAAAGCCTGCGCATAAGATGCAGTGGATGCCTCTGCTTTCACTTGGCGATGTTATTGAAGTTCCATATGTTTCCGCAATCAATGGGGCATATGGTGCGCTAGCTGGTGGAACACCCATAACAGCCTTTTATGGTAGTGTTTCTTCTACTACACCTGCACCACAGCATGTTGGTAAGATTGTAAAGTGGGTTGAGCGACGTGTGTACAGCCTACATCAGGCAGACGATCCTGCTGCAGTGTTGGCTGCTGCAACTCTACCAGCATTTAGACCAACAATTATTCTTGCTATGAACAATGGTACTGTGGTTGCTACTGGAGCCAGCGCAGTTCCAACGTGGGACGGTTCTGCCTGGGCTGTAACTTTTGGTAATGCCGTTACTGACGTAGTTTACGAGTATGGCCAGGGTGCAGAAATGCGCTGTGGTGAAGTAATTCGTGTTGAGCCAATCAACAGCTCTCATAAGTTGCATGGCTGGCTTGAGTGGGTTACTGTCCAGTATCCTGCAGAGCAGTATGCTGACATGGTTAAGCGAGTTCCAGCAACGGCTGTTAGTAACGAGACTCCTGACGCAATTAGTTCAGGACTTTATAGGCTGCAGCACTATCCAGTCGCAGCATGGCTACCAATTACTGTTAAGCTTACCGGTTCCGTAGTCGATCCAGATGGCTCAACATCTACATATAATGGCGAGCCTCTAGCCATGGCTAACATTTCAGCAGTAGACTACACTCGCGGTGTTTACTACACCATTGATGCTCTAACTGGTATGCTTAGACTATCAAATAACGTTACTGTAACCGCACTTGCTGTCGATTACAGCTATGAGACAAGCTATCGATCCGGTCAGCTTTGGGGTGGAGGCATTCCACAGCTTACTGATGGTCGCTATACTGGCGTTCCTGGAACTCCAGCTAACCTTGAGGTTGCCGGTAGCGTCGGCTCTCTAAGGTGCATCATCCGCTAATAACTCTCTTGTTGGGCGGGTCATTATGGCCCGCCCTTCCAAATAGAAACTCTGTAGCTGATGTAGGCGGTGCCATAATCAGCACGTAAAAGGAGAAACACGATGGCAGCATCCTCATTCAAGGAAGTTTTGGATAACTTCTACAAAAACGAAGAAGCTAAACTCATCCAAAAGGCGCCTCAGCTTACCGGCATTGAGGAGTTTATAAAGCAGGTTGAGTTTGTAAAGACACTTATGCGGACAGATAATAGTATCCGTGGACCACGCGTTCCCATGTCGGAAGCGCTCCAGTCTCCAGATGCATCCATTATCTTTCCAAAGGTAATCTCTGACGTACTTGTACGACCACTTGAGCCTCTCATGATTGGCCAAACAGTACTTGCAAAGACTATTCAGATTGATAATATTCGCTCGATTGAGATCCCAGCAATGGGAGCGTTACGCGCATTTGACATCCCTGAAACCGGTACATATACTGAGCAGTATCCCAGCTTTACTGAGAACGTAACTGAAATTAAGGTTACGAAATCAGGACTTATGGTCAGTATTTCTCAGGAAGTAATTGACGATAGTCAGTGGGATCTTCTAGCTCTGTATACGGAGGCAGCTGGCTATGCAATGGGTCGCCATAAAGAAGAGAAGATCTTCAATGGCTTCACAGAGTTCGGTCATGCTGTGTATGACAACAGCATCGAAGATTCGGCTGCATGGACGTCCGGTCGAAACTATGCCCAGCACCTTAATTTCTCAATGACGTTTGATAACATGATTAATATGATGGGTGTAGTTGTTGCGCATGGATATGTTCCGACGCATATTATTACACATCCAATGGCCTGGTCTGTATTTATGACCGATCCAATGCTCCGCACATTGTCAATGAACGGTGGTGGAGTTGGTGCATCACTGTTTAAGCAGATTCCATCATTTGATCAGCAGGTTAATATCCCCTGGGCCGTAACCTATCTAGTTACTCCATTCGTTCCGTTCACGCGAAGCACTGTACTTGCTACAAGCCAAGCCTCTGGACTTTCAGCGTGCGATGTGACTGATATATATGTCGTTGATAGCAATAACTCCTGTGTAATCCTGCAGCGCACACCAATGGGCGTTGAGGACTTCAACGATCCGTATCGTGACATTACTCGTATGAAGGTATCTGAGCGTTATGGCATTGGCATTCCTAATGCTGGTAAGGCAATTGCTGTAGCTAAGAACGTTCGAATTGAGCAGAACTGGGCACCCGTTCAGGCAGTTCTAGCAGCTACTCCTGCTTAAGTACGGTTGGGGGCGAGACTCTCGCCCCCTCCTATATCAATAAAATTCTATGAACCTATCGTCATACTTTCCGACGGTAATCTCATACTCGCCAACACTATCTGACACGGCTGTAGATAGTGTTCCGGAGATTACTGTCAGGTTCAGCATCGAGCTGGATGCTGCAGAACTAAACACCTCTGACAAGCTTGCGCGCTTTGTGCGGCTTATTGAAGAGGGCGCTTCGGTAACAACTCCAGTTGAGTTTGTTAGTTATAGCTCCCGTGTTCTAAGATTTAAGCCTGCTGTGCCTCTTACAGAAGGTGCAACGTATCAGGTTACCTTACTACAAGGTCTGCCATCTTTCGAAGGTCGAGAGATGCAGGCCGACTTTTCTTTTAAGTTCAAAGTTTCTGCAAACGATGTTCCAGCAGTAGAGTTGCTAACGCCAGCAGATAATACATCTGTTTCGACAATACCTATATTTACGTGGAATGCTATTACCTATGATACTACAGGCACCATACAGTATCGAATACAGGTAGATACGAGTACTGCATTTAATACCATTACTGAGCACGGCTGGTCAACAACTACAGTAGAAACAACAGCTACTCCTGCCATTGCTCTAGCGACTTCTACGTCATATTTTTGGCGAGTAAGAGCAGAAATAGTAACCTCTGAAGGTGTTATTACTGGTGATTGGTCTTATGCAAGAACATTTTATCTTGGAGAGGAGTTTGCACCAGGGCCTAGTACACAACAAAAACTTGCTGATGATAATCAGTTGCGTATTATTGATGCCTCAATAGAGAATGGTGCAACCAATCTATCTGAGTTTCCTGACCTTTGGTTTGTGTTTTCCTATCCACTCGCAGTTAGTGGTGGAAAACTCGTTACTAGAACATACATTCCTGATTACTGGTTTATATTCTCTTCTCCACTTTCGACCAGTGGAATAATATCTATAACCAGAGTTCCTGTAGATGGATATCCAACCAATAAACAAGAGCTGGTTGATGCAGACGTAGAAATAGAGGAGTCTATAGTCACTATCAAACTAGCTAATCCTCCTCCCGCTAATACACGTTATTGTATTACATTCTCCAAAGATATTCAAGACATTAATGGTAACACGCTGCTAACTCCTGTTTCCTATTCTTTTACAACATGGTACATGCCATTATATGTAGATGCAACAGTAATTAAAGCAAGTTTTGGAGCATTCCTATTGGATTATCCGGACGATGTTATTAACTTCTGTATCTATAGAACAAGTCTTGATGCGAATAGATATCTGCTTGCAACATTGTCTGCGCAAAATCCAACAGAAGAAGCAGTTCGTTTCTCCTCAATAATGCCTACCTTTGCAATGGAAAGATGGGTTGAGCACAAAGCTTCAGCACGTTTGCTTACAATGTATTATCATGAGATGCTTAAGCGTGCTGATTCAATGCATAGGCTTGGAGATTACACTGAACAGATAGGGTCTCAGCTATTACGCGATATTCAAGCAGCAATTAAGCAGGAAGAAGCAGAAGCACTTGAATGGTTCTCTCAATTCGCAAAACGCATCCCATCTCCAAGAACAGTGGTCAGAAGCAGCAAGTGGCATCCAGCAAAGAAGTATGATGATATTAGTTCAACACAGTTTATTAGAGATATCCACAGCAGAGGAGACTTTTGATGGCAGAGGATGTCTTCGGATTTTCCGCCGCAAAACATCAATCTAGAGTCGATCGTAATGCGGTAAAGACTGGTCTTGAGTCGTTCCTAAAGGAACATCCGCATTTCTTTGTGTATATCCGCAGAGATTTAAGATATCCACATTCTGAATGTTACATCTCGTCTAACAAAGAACCTAATCCAGATTGTCCTGTATGTTTTGGTCTTGGTTACAAGATCTCTTTTGAGAAACATATGTGTAGACGAAGTCTTCCCGGAAGATTAACATCTGGACAGGGTACTCTTGCCGAGCAGGAGGAGATGGGCTTAGTTAGTGCTTACAAAGAAATTCTCTATTCGCCAAAATGTACTTATCCAAGTAAGTATGATCTATACATAGAGGTAGAGTGGGATACTACAATTGATAAAATACCAACTATAGGTAGACCAGTAAATGTAATAAGAACGTATCGAGTAGATGTGGCCCTGTCTTTGTCAGAAGATACCATGAGCTACTTCGTTTCAGGTCTATTGCCGTATGAACTATATTTTAATCAGCAGCAGCAGTGGTTGCTGTTTAATAATAAGTCCTGGGTATATAGAGGGTTATAATGCATATACCAGCTTTATTGATTGGCATAGCTTATGATGGTCCTATTGGTGAGTATATTAAACCAACAACAATGGTTGATGCCATGAACAAGTTTGGTTGGCAACTGACTGAAGTACATACAGTTACGACAACAGGAACATCAATAACCCTGGACTACCCAGTCTTCAACAACACATTTTCAATTCACAAAGTTGTCGATACACAATTATATGATAGTGATCTTTTTAATGTGGCCTGCTCTGGAAATGTTATTACATTTACATCTCGTTGCTTAAGCGGCACTTATCAGGTGACATATGTGCCGGTTCAACCAGAGAATTCCCTATTGGTAGATCTTCGAGCATATTGGAATGTAAGCAACAACATGCCTTATGTATTACGTGTTGGTGGTACTAAAGCTTCATTGCAGTTTGACTCTATTGTCTTTTCCGCCATAAACGCTGGCGCAAGATATAACAATATAACAATCAGCTTTGATGGTACTACTCTAACAATAACCAATCCTTATTCTGCTCGTGCCCCAAGTAAAAGTTATACAGTAACTACAATTGATGATCTGATTCAAAGCATAAATCGTGATGCTTACTATGGAAGAATACCAGTTGAATTAGCAGCACCGTCCATAAGCTACAACCCAATCCCAGTTGGTACATGGCAACTGAGTGGCGGAACTGACGGCAGTATAACAGCCGATGTTATTCTTGAGGCATTAAACGCTTCTGATCTTAATTCAATTGATTGCATAGTTTTTTGTGGTGGGATAGCTGCGGACATACTAGAAGAAGCCGCTACTTTTGTTCAAGAGAACAGCTCCTGTTGCTGCATAATTGCTGGCAGCCCATTACAGTATCTAGAAGATCCTGCCTATTATGACTACCTTAATAATCTACCAATAAGCAGTGCACGAGTGTTTTATGTTGGTGGCTTTTGTGATGTGGTTGTTGGGTTGGACAGTAACCAGTATACGTGGACCACATTAGCGCCGGTTTTTGCTGGTTGCTATGCGCTACATGGTCCTATTGTTCATAACAAACTTCCAGTATTTTCAGCATATCCATTGTGGACAACAGAGCAGCTGCACGCATTGAGTACTAGGTTTGTTCTTGCAACACGTTTTATACAAACAGGCTTTGGTTTCTATCGTGCTATCACAACAGACGGTCGTAGCCACTTTGTATTACAAGCTTGTCAAGCTATCTTGGCTAATCTTTCTGAGGCGCTCAATGGCTTTATTGGAGAGGCGAATATCACCAAGGAAAAAGTTGACGCTCTGCTAACTGAAAAGCTATCAAATATCCCAAATGTAAGATCTTTGTCCTTTACTTCTTCAGTTGATAAAACAAGTATAGAGATAACTATTACCATAGTTGTTGTTGGTGAAGTTCAGGCGATTACGCTAAGTCTGGTGACATATCGATGAGCGCTGTTGCGACACACTTTGATCCTAAGATACACGTGCCTCTTGGACCTACTACAGTTCCACTTGTTTTGTGGGACATTATAGAGAATACCTGGGCTGGGAAGAACGTAACTTTTACGCGGGATTATCCTACTGAACCAATTAATGGTCCAACTATCGTGTGGAAGATTTACAGACGCATTCCTGGTAGGGGAGGCTTGGAAACATTAGCTCCAAGACCACGACAATTTATAAAAACTGCTGCAGACCAAACATCAGTTATAGATCAATGGGCGCAGTGGCATACAGTTATCTATCAGTTCGATCTTTTCGATGTGTCAAGCTCTAAAGTAGATGACCTACTAGAAGACTTTGAAATGTTGATGTTTTACAGTACAGCAACCTTAAAAGATCTTGGGATATGCGGTTGGTTTTTTGACGAACAACTTATTGATACTGAAGTTGACCTGCAGAATATCCAATTTCTCCCAAGAAGAACATTAAGATATAGATGTATTCTTGAAAGGAAGTACCTTAAACAAGTACCTACTATCCAGCAAATCTGGATACACCCTGTGCACAATGCTGTACTTATTGAAAATGAGCTAGTAACGCGTGGTACTGATCTTCATGATCTACTTGCGCACAACTGGCTTGCTAATATAGTGCGAGTAACACGAGATCCACGTAGTACTGATGCAAAGGACGAGTTTATCGTCAATGTCGACTTTTATCCTAATCTGGATCTGTCTACAGGCGCATCAGCAATAGCATGGATTAAAGGTGCAAAACATCCTAAACCTGGTGAAAAGTACTACGTTACTTATTACCATAATGAAGAGGACCAAACGATCCATGTTGAGCAGTAATCCTGCAAGAGAGGATACTATCTATAACGTGATAGGAGAACAAATCATGGCAGCACTAAAAGAACCTGGTATACAGTTTACTATACGCGATGGTGGGCTTGTCGCTGCACAGCTAGAACCCACAACTGAACGACTTTTGATTATCGGCAACGCTCTTGATGGACCAGTAAATGTTCCAATAAGAGTAAACAGTTTAACTCAAGCGGAAGCCATCTTTGGCCCTCTTACCTATACAAAAGGATTTGTAGATCCTATTACTGGTACTGAGAGTGGTAAGAATTCGTACAATACGCTTGTACTAGCGCTTTACGAGGCAATGATCGGTGGCGCAGGCAACGTTGTTCTTGTGCGAGCAGGTGGTACACGCGCCACATACTCCGCAACAGGAAACGTACTTGGAATGACGGTTGTTGCACCAGGCCGTATTTACAATGGAGTACGTGTTTCAGTTGTTCATAATCCTGTTGGTGCAAGTGGTATGACCAGGATTACTATTACACAACCTGCAGTTAAGGGTGGTGTAATGTACTCAGATTTTCAGTCTACAACTACCACGCTACAAGAGGTGTGTGATAAGCTAAACTCAGATGCCAGAAATAGTACTATTTACTTCTCTGTTCCAGCAGTTTCTGGTACACTGATGGTCTCCACTCTTACTGCATATCCATCTGGAATTGCATTCTCTGGCGGTACTTATGGTACAGCAGCTCCTGGAGAAGACTACTATGCCAGCAAAGCTGGCTATTATGCAACACTGACCGCAACAGGTGGGACATTTGAAACACTGGCCAGTGCTGAATTTAACTTGGCACTTCTAACAGGCATTTATGCAGACGATCAGGTGGTCGATGGCGCTGAAGCAACCACCACATCTGTTGCTACTGACTTTGCTAGGTTCCTGCATGTCATTAGCTCAGAAGCACAGCCTGTACATGGTGTTATTGGTTTGCGTCCAACAGGACTACGCACACCAGGTGACCTAAAGGCATTGGCAGACAATAACTATCTAGCAACTACATATGGAAACTATGGTGTAGCCGCTGATAGGTGGATTAAGTTTGGACCATTTATGAAAGATGGCTTTTCTATGGTTGACCCATATACAGGCGAAACGGTTGATATTGGGAAATACTTGAGTGTTGTAGCTGGTCCTGATGTTATACTATATTGTAGTGGATTGAATTCAAGTAAGGCCATGTATAATACTAACGGAGCTGCAGTTTATGCTGGGTTAGTTTCTTCTATTGCTGCGCACAAAGCTGCAACAAACAAGGCGCTTGGAGCAGTCAGCGCACTTCTTGGCAACTTCCCACAGCTTACGAGGGCTGCGTTGATCAGTGGCGTTGGCAAGGACGACTATCTTGGTTACGCTGGTGGCGGTGCATATGTTGTATTCAAGACCAGTCAAGTTGTTGGCGTTCCTGTTGTAGTACAGGATAATACTGCTGCACTAAGAACCAGTGATTATGCTGTTTTGCAGATTCTTAGGATTGTTAACCTTGCGTCTCAGTTGGCTAAACAGGTTCTCTTCCCGTATATTGGAGAACCAAATACCGTTGAAGCACGCGGGGCAATGAAGACTAACCTCAAATCTGCATTTGACAAGATGGTTGAAGCAGGAATGTTGCTTGGTGGCGATTCTGTTGGCTATGACTTTGCTATTACATCTGATCGACTAGATCAGGTATTTACACAAATCAATGTAACCATGCGACTACGTCCTTCGCTGCAGATTAGGGATATTATAGTAACAGTTTCTGTATCTCAGTAGTCTATTGTGCGGGGTGCCAACCCCACCCCGCACCCTATTAGAATGTTAATCACTTGTTCTCGTCGTTTTGACGGGGTTGAAGGAGACATATAATGGCAACAAACACCAGTGATACCTTTGTTTATTCCTCAAATCTAGCCTTTGATGATACTGATAAGACACATCAGGCATTTTCTGGCTGTGATATTGTGGCTTACATGGGGCATAAACGAGTAGCATCGCTTCAAGGCATTACAGTTAGTATTGTTTGTGAAGTTATGCCTATTTACACATTTGGTAATAGAGGGCCGCGTGCCTTTGTAAAAGGAAAGCGTGCCATCTCTGGTAACCTTGTATTTACTCAGTTTGACAGGCATGCTGTTCTTAAGGAAGCTGAGGCGCTTAGAAATCTGTCAACACAAGCAGACCTTTGGAATGCACAACAAAGTAATATTTCCAGACCAGCTGATGCTGCTGCAGCAGCGGCTGTAATGGGGAGGGGCTGGAATTCATGGCTTAGTCATGTTAATAGCGAGATACAGGATATATATGATGCTGTTGGTTCGCGGTCACTGAAGTTTGTAGATCAGATTCCTCCTTTTGATGTAACTATAGGCATGGTTAATGACTCAGGGGTTGCTTCCATGGCTGCTGTTCTTGGAGTGCAGCTTGTTAATGAGGGCTATGGGTGGACATTGGATGACCTTACCAGTGAAATGGCAGTAACCTATATAGCAAAAGATGTAATTCCATTGACGCCACTTACCGCTATTTCTAAGGCTTCTGCCTCAGCAGCTGCGGCTGCATCTCCTCTGGTATAAATAGCTAACAATAGCTGGTAATAACTAATGACTTCAGATTCCTTTAAGCAGGAAGGCACACTTGACGTTTTTGTGCAGCCTGGATCTCCGCTGTTTCCACAGGCTGGAGATCGGCTGGATACTGATGCCATGACCTCGCCAATGGTCTTCAGTGCTACTGATATGACGGCTTATGTGTCACTTCCTACGAAGAAGGTATATAAGCTTGGAAGTCTTGCTCTTGTTTCAATTTCTACCCATAGAGATAAGTTTCCTGTAACTGGGCTAGGATCAATTAAGATACGAGGGATTACTGCCGGACATAGAATGGTCGGCGGTACCCTCGTATTTTCTTCATATGATAGATATGTCTGGTATAGGATGATAGAGGGCATTTCTAAAAAAGAGTTTGCTCCTATTACCTCTGTTCTACCAGACAATCTTCCTCCATTTGATATTACAATAGTTATGGTAAATGAAGAAGGTATTGGTTCAATGACTGGATTGCTTGGGGTATCCTTGTTAGATGAGGGAGAGACCTATTCTCTAGATAATATAGCTATAATGGAGAGCTATTCTTATATGGCCGTTGATAGAATTCCGCTTCAACCTATAGCAAGATTAGCTGCACAACGAGTTTCGCAGCCTAATACTGAGGAGAACACTAAAGTTACTATTCAGACACCTGAGACAAACATATTTTAGGTGCGCTATGACTCTATACTCGTTTAACTCAGTATACTACTCAGGGCTCGATACAACAGTTTTCCTTAACAATACACTTTTAGACGAAATAGTCAACATACAGTTTCAACTAGTTGAGAATGCTTTACCGCTTTATGACTATGCTGATTACTCATTCAAGACTGTGGTTAAAGGAACGCGTATAGTGCAAGGTACATTCTCGATAAACTTTACTCCAGAAGATGCTGTATTAAAGGTTCTTCGACCAGCTACTGCACAAAAGCAAACGTCGCCAGTACCTTCCACACCAACCGAGGCAATATTTCCAAGTACTGTAGATATACAAAGTCTACTTGGTATGTCGAATGAGCAACTTACTGATACAGCAAATAAACTACGCAACGAATACTGGTTACTTGAGACGCCATCATTAACGGAGGAAGATATAAAAAAACTTGTTTCTGTTAATGCTCCCTACTTTGGTACTACTCCAAGCATACTTGTTATTAAGTATTTAAACAAGTCATTTGATTATGATCAGGTAAAACCCGTAGACGCTGATGATGTTACAAGTGGGTCTGATCTAAATCCAGCAAACTATTCTATAAGCCAGGAAAAGACGACATTAACGATAGTAGATGTTCACATTACTGGTGTTGGGCAGGCTATTGATGATAGTGGTAAGAACTTGCTTAATGTTTATAACTTTATAGGAAAGGACTTGTTACTAAGTTAACTCTATGATAAAATAATCCAATGCATACAAGAACTGTTGAGATTCGTGGCATTCGTTACACAGTGCGAGAGGCCACAAGAGGAGAGCTTACACAGGCGTTTTCTACGGGAAACGCCTTTGCTGCAGAAGATTTTTTGGTTAGGCAATGCCTAATTGATCCGAAGATTGATCCGGAAGAGATGTATGCAGGCATACCGGATAAGCTTGCACGAGAGATTACTGAACTTTCGGGAGCTAATGAAGCTGATGCAACCAGGCTGCAGCAGCAAGCAGATGAGTGGGCAATTAGCCCAGTAGGAAAGTTGGATGCGCTAATTATGGGTGTTCTCCATTTAACCCCTAAAGATATAGATGCCATGTATTCAGAAGAATGGCATAAAGCAGCAGCTGCTGCCCAACTATTGGCAGCATCGTTATATGGACTTGATCTACGTGCTTACATGAATATAGGCGAACAACAAGCTAATCAAGTTCCGCAACAGCCACAACAACCCCCACCACGTGTACAACGAAGGCAGACACAAGCAGCTCCAGTAAACCAGGTGCAGTATCAACGCCAATCGTTTTCCGCAACCTCCTCAGGTAATCAAACACAACGACGACCAACGCTAAGAAACCGCCCGCCTGTGGCGCACTAGGCTGATAAATGCCACTATTTAGAACATACACAACATATGAGGATAGAGATCGCTCAAGAAACATTAAGCGTGGCTTTGCTGCTGCTGCTGGAATTTTTACACTTACATCAGCAGTAGTGTTTTTGTCGGATCAAAGCAGGGCTAAGTTTGTAACTAAACTTCTTGGTAATGCTGTACGTAAAGCTGGCGAATATATAGATGAGCGTTTTGGCACTTCAATAAGCAGCGATCTTATTAAATCCTCTAAAGCGATACGTACGTTTGGTCTAGAAAATAGTAGTTTATACAGAGATCTAGAAAGTTTTAACAGACTTGTATCTACTGGAATACCGCGCCAAGCACAGGCAGAGCGTGCAGTACAGTACCTGACGCATACATATAACTGGACAGAAGAATCAGCTCGACTGTTGTTCCAGCCGGTTGATGTTCCTTACGACATTATGCGTACAGATCCAAGACGGGCTCTAGCCTCGCCTTGGTATAGAAAACATGTTCTTCCCTCCATACGTCAACATACACGTAATATCGGTGCCGTCGAACAACAAGTTACTGAGGCACTAAAAG